ATTCACCTTCCTTTTCAAGCTCCTCCTTTGCAGTGCTCTCAAGCTCATGAATCGAATAATACTCAGGAGAATACGGATTTCCATTGTTAAATCTTACGATAACTATTCCACCCTTTTTCGGCACTGATAAAGATCCAGCCTTACCGTCTTGTCCAAAGAACGTACTCTTTTGGGCAGGATATGCCCATGGAAGATCATCAGCCTCTAAATCATCGTGAATCCCAAATACTCTAATCTTACAACGTCCCTCTCTTCTTGGATCATTCGCATCCTCAATCGTTCCCATGAACGACTTATCTACATAATCCTCATTTCTAGTATTTACGTCGTGATTCATATTAATTTATACTATTATTATTGGTACACGTTTCCACTTGGAGGATCCTTTCTTTCAGGTACAGTGTCTCCGTTTGAACTGTATCCAATATCATATACGTCTCCAATTGATTCAACTGGAGGATTAATGAATTCAGCGGCTGCCTCAAGTGCTTTGTTTATTCCAAGCCCGTCTCCAATTTTAGCTATTCCGTCCATTGCCTTTTGACCTGCTCTAGCTAAATCATCTCCGATAACTGGTAATCCGCTTAGGAATGAACCAATATTCTCAGCAGTAGATCCGATGTTTCTAGCTCCCCATGGATTTCTAATTGAAGTTTTAGAACTGTCTTCATATAGTCGAGTTCCATCTCCAAATTTGTGTTCTTCTTCAACCCATCCTACTTTTATACCGAACTTATTAGATTCCTGTTGTCTGTTGTCTCCACCTACACTTATCTTGTATCCATATGGAGTTGACTTAGAAAAATCAAATTCGCATTGTCTACAGCTATATTTAATATATCCGTATTGATCCATCACATTAGTCAGCATGTTTCCACCACCAACGATGTTTCCAATAGATCCGGTGTTTATACCCAAAGTCTGAGCTATTTGTTGAGATGCTCCAGGTAAACGATATCTTAGATTTCTAAATTCTGCTACATAAATGTCTACACTAAACCATCTTAAGTTATCTGGAACTCTTTCGCGTCTATACTTGTTATCAAATATTGAATTTCTATAAATTGCGGCTATTTCTGCCATTCTAAGATCTACTGCCTCAAGTGTATCAATATCTAAGGTTACTCCCTTAGTTTTCCAGGCTTTAGATTGATCTGTTGCATACTCATGGAGTTTATCTAGACCTGATATAGATTGAAAATACCAAGGAGCCTGGAATGTAAGATATCTTAATATTTCCTTAAACGTCTTTATTCCATCGGCCTCTGCTGTATATCCTCGGCTGATTAAGAATGGGGCAGCTCCTAATAAGGACTTGTCATTATCAGAAGTATTAAAAAGAGGACTTTGCCATAACTGATTCTCAGAAACAATTGACTCACTCTCGAATGTAGTGTTTTCATCAAACTTAAAATCAAGCGCAAAAGTTAAATATGTAGGCTCGTCAAAGGCATCAAGATATTGACCCTTCCTAAAGCTCCTCATTTTGTTATCTATACCTATAAAATTATGCATCCTTAGTCAATTATATTTTCTCCTATCCAGTTCATTCTACATAGATCAAATTCCGTTGAGAATCCAGTATCTGAATCATAGACATATCTTATACCAGATACATAATATGTTCCAGTTAGTAGGACATCCGCAATCTGCTCCCCTTCATTCTTAAATTCAACCCCATTTTCAAACTTTTTAGGTTTGTCAGATATTTGAGAATTTCTCATCACCGCAGAGTCAGCCGTGTTAAACATGTTTACTTTAATCGAGCTGCCTCTAACTACCTGTAAATTTATACCTGCGGTCTCAGCCTTAAGCTTTACCTTTTTAAGCTCTGATTTATTATGATCATTTATAAATGAAGCAGCATTCCACTCCCGATGTGTATTTCCATAATCTATATTAACCCACTTCTTAACCATGTTATCTTTTAGGATATCATCCGCTGGAACTAGGCTCAATTTTTCGTTGGCTCCTTGAATCTCAACTGGTTTGATATAGAATTTTGTAAACTTTTCACCATCATTAAGCATGTGATCATAGTAGTATATCTGTCTTCGATATCCTTTATTCTTGAGAACTGAACCAACATCTCCAAGTAAAGAATGAGCTCTGATATATTCCGGTCTAGTTTTAAATCTAAAATCATTAGTTAACTGTAATACAGAAAGGATGTTCTCAGTTCCTTTATCTGTTCCTTTTCCTTGAATACTTCTAGTTAATTCAAGCTCTGACGGATCGACTCTTTGTTCAGGTGTAAGATCTAACTCCCTAGAATTTTGTAGCTGTAGTGAAACGTTTACAAAGGTCAGGTTAAAATACTTATCAATAAAACAATCGAAAAAAGTATCTTCATCTAAATAAGAATGTCTAGCTATGTGATCTATAAAATACAGACTGTTACGGTTAGGATTAATCCAGGTCATAGTATCATTAGTTGAGCTATCATTTTCTGAGAACCCAAGATCTAAGTCAGCTGCTAATTTACGTAGGGCTTCCTTAGATCCCATTGATCTATATGCCTTAGATAAGTTATTGTATATTTTAGGCACATACATTTCCCCACTCATTATGAATTCTGCACTATTTCCAGCAGTTTCGGCATCCGCAAAAGGATCCTGATCACTCTTTATGCTAGTGATTAAGAAATCCATTCTAATAGGCTTTAGGGAATTACCTGATACCTTCATGTATAGACTAAGTATTGGATTATTTCTTGGATAATTAGGCCCAGATAGGGCACCCAATTCATCCTTAAATATGATCTTTATTTTTGGGAGTATTCCAGTCTCATATACAATTAGAGAATCTATCGAAGTTACTTGAGCCCCGTTAATCATAACATACGGAGATGTAGATCCAGCTGAAGATTCGGATCCCATAGTATTAGAACCTGACTTATAGAAAGGATTCTGTCCAGAAGACGAGGATGTGTCCGCTGTGAATAGCTCTCTTTGCGCTATCTTAGGTTGCTGTGTTACTTTTAACTGTTGCTTAAATGCCATTAAATAGAAAGATTATCTTTTAATAGTGCGGCTTGTAATCTGGTTCTAGATATAGGAACTGGACAGTTTTTCTTATTAACTCCAGTAACATCCTCCCCAAATACAACTCTGCCATCTTTAATTTTAACATTCTTATCTCCAGGCTTATTTACATTAGGAGGTAGAATCATCCCTGCTTTTTTCTTAAGGTTCTCTAATCGATCTTTATCCTTTTTAGACTTTGGATCCAGGAACGGGCTAGTAGACTTTTCTTCTTTCTGGTCTCGCTCTCTAATCTCTCTAGGATTTACGTACATCGAATCTAATACGGCTGCGGCTGGGCCGAGCAATATGTCTCCATATTCTATTGAGAACGGATTGGATATTCCATTATATTTTAGAAGTACATCCCACTTTCCCTGATCTCCATACGTTCGGTCTGCGATTAGATCCGGTCGCATGCTCTCGTATTCTCCAACTAGAATTCCACCTCCACCCCCGTTTATATCTATAGGAAACTTAAAGGTGCTGCTAATTAAGTCGGTCATGTCTTTGCCGATTCTCTTAAATATCTTCTTCTTTTCAATCAGTTTACTTATCAGCATATTAGTCTTTTGTTTTTAGTTGGACAAAATAATCCTGCAGTATCGGGCTAAGTCCGTATCCTTCTCCATAGAATGAAGATACTCTGCTTCTATAGGAGTCAGCCAGCTTTTCAATTTCCTTCATGCTAGGTCCGTCTCCTGCGTTGTTCAAATTACTTGAAGCGTTTGCCGCAGATTGATTAGTCGGATTATCCTTAATCGCGGTTAACTTCTCTGCGCTTGTACCTGCTTCAACGATACCTGCTCCAGTCCGTAGAGACTCAGCCATTTGACCTGCTGCATCTGCGCTGTCAGGATTCAAAGGAACTCCGTCAAAAGCTGCGTTTTGCCTAGCAGTATTTGCCTCCCCATATGAGTTACTCGCGCTGCTAGGAGGAGGAAGAGGAGTAAAGCTCATTGCTCCGTTACCTAGGTTGAATATCGATTCTAGATCCTGTTTTGCTCTAGGCCTTCCGTGTTTGAGAGTCACTTTGAATGTGACTTCAGTTGGAAAATCATCAATTCCAAGTGTATCAGAAAAATCTACTGTAACTTTGTCTAGACATAAATTTCCCATCATAGCTATTGGATTCATGGGATTTCCAACAGTTACGTGCCATTCTCCAACGGCTCTTCCATCCAATAGTGATCTATATAATAAAGGCTTTCTTAGCAGTCTTCCAAGACGAGGTGCAAGTGCCTTCTCTACCGGTGTAGCAGCGTTTCCACCTCTTTGAGCTCTTTCGGTTGCAGCATCAATTTCTTCCTTTTTAGGGTTTATATACTCATTTAGAACAGCTTCCTTATTTGGATCTCCACCGGCCTTTGCAAGTGCATTTTCGGCCAAATTAATCAGTTCATTTAGTCTAGCACTGGCAAGTCCAGATAATTCTTCTATACCAGTTTGAATTGCTCCTAACATATCCCCTTCAAAGAATTTCTGTTCCATTCTTAAAGCGGGCAAGGTTACCCCAATCTGTTGAAAATATCTGGCTCCACCTCCCCAAAATGGAGCAGTATTATAAGTTAAACTTAAGAAATTTGTTATGAGATCTAGAAAGACCATCTTAGGATTTAGCCCGTTGAATGATCTTAGCGAATACTTGAAGTTAAGTGTAACTGGATTAGTCTTGTTATCTACAAATCCTCTGTCTCTTCTATAAGTTGAGTCGATTACATTAACTGGTCCTAATACTCTATTCCAGTATGGACCATCAGATTCATATGCTTTTTTGATATAGTCTTGGGCATTAACGTCGTATCCGGAAAGTTTCAAAATAGATATCTTATCATTACCTGCAAAAATCTGAGTCTTTAATACCTGAGCTACCTTTTCATCCACTTCAAACGGCAGAGCAGCAATTAGCTCATCGACTGTGATCTCGTTTCCCTGAATATCCTGTACCTTGGCATTTTCTGACTTCCAGTTTAGTCCCCAGCTCAAATTAAGAATGCTATTTAAGGGGTTATCGATATCTTGTCCGTACCAAGTAACTGCCTGAGCTATCGGAACCAGAGGGGTCTTATCAGCTGAAATTGTAAGATTGTCTTCAACTGGAATTGGATATCTTCTAAGTGTAACCAATCTATTGTTTGGAACTTTTCCATATAGGCTACAATATAAAAAGTCTGATGCCGAATATGGAGTAGGACCCTTAGCCGTTCTAGCCCCAGCTGTTGCCTCTCTTTGTGACCACTCGATTATATTAGTAGCCGTTGGATTCTCAATAAATCTTCTAGTATCTACAAATGACTTTAATTCTCCGATGGCCGAACTCTTACTTGTACTCTCACTTCCTTCTTGAGCTCCTGCTTGAGATCCACTTGAGTTATTTGCAGCATTTTGATCCTCTGGGGTAGCAAATGGATTAACATTTACACCCATTAAGGCTATAGTATCAGTGTCAGATAGTTCCCCTCCCCTATCGAGGTGAAGATTTGCTCGGTAGTCATTCTGGTTTAATCCATACCTACTGTATCTAAATATATTAAATGGGTTAAACATAGAAGATGCACCCGGGACTGGACCCACCTTTTCGACCAGAGCGCTTGTTTCGGTCGCTTGAGTAAA